TGCTTGATCTGATCAAAATCAAGTTCAGTTACTCTTAGACGTTCTGTCATTTTATCTTATACGCTCTAAAAAGAAGTTAATTGTTATTGGATTTGGCAAGGTATTGATGAAGAAAGACAATGCAACTTTGTATCCATGCTCATCTGGAGAAGGGATAGCGGTAATCGATTGTATGCTGACTCTTGGTTCAAAGTTATTAATAACCTCGGCAATCTGCCTTTCCAATGCTGCACCAGAAACTGAATCAACTAATTCAAACAAAATTTTTCTGACACCCGAACCTATCTCTGGACGAAATGGTCGTTCATAGAAATTGGTGGAAACTAAATTCTTAACCGAATTGATTACCGCCTTTTCATTGTAATGTCTGCTAATATCCTTTTTAATAGGATGTGCTGTAAAATTCAAATCCAAATCTTTGTAACCTCTTTCGGATACAATTGTCGGATCATTTGAAGTAATAGTAGTTGACATCTTTTATTTATTCGTTAATTTGGTGGACTTGTACTACCACCCTGTGGATCGGGATGGGTATGTGTTGCCAAAGTTGCACCAGAATCTGTAATTGTTCCTGTTGCCGTTATGGAACCAGTTACTGCTACATCACCAGTTAAATTAAATTTTGCTGCTGTTGCATTGACAGTTCCGTCAACAAATATATTTACTTGACCTTGAACGTAAATGGAATCATCACCCACAACTACACTAAACTTGTTACGCTGTATTCTTTCGGCACGGTCACCTAATGGACCGTATTCAACATAAGAACCTGAACGATGATATAAGTGAATTCGTTCAGCACCTTTAGTATCATCAAATTCTAATGCATGTCCAGACTCAGATTCATGGACATTGTTGTAAGGATACTTGGCAGCATAGTATGAATCTGGTTCGACTTTACTGGCTTTCTTAGCTTTCTTTGCCGCCACAATAGCCGAAGGATAGTCTGAATCGTTTCGTGCTAATCGTGAAGTTGTCGGCTCATCCAACTTTCGTGGATAGTTTGTAGCAGACTCATCGGGCTTTACGGGTGCTGCTGCCAGTTCAGAAGAAGAACGTGGGTCACTAAATCCCTTCTGTGGGTTAGCCGCATCTAATGGAATACCTGGCATGACTCCCATAATTATGGGGTCTTGTCCGTTTTCACCATCAGTAAAGAAACCAACAACCATATCACCTTCACGTGGTGGATAAGGATTAGTATTGTTTGTCGGTAATAAAACTTGCGCCCAAGGCAATGAATCGGATGGCAATAACTGTTTATTGTCAGTATGCCAACCAACACAACGTATACGACACCGACCAAGTTTCAATGGATCATTAATCCGTTCAACAACTGCAACGAACCAAATGAAACCACCCTTACCAGCAAAGTTTTTACTGTCTTCAGATTGTTCCATAATTCTCTATTTCTTTTGTTTCTTGAGTCGTTGCTGTTGGTATAAATGGTAACTCATTAGAACTTGTTGCTAATTCAATTATAGTTTCATGTTTCTGATAACCAATGATGTGACGAGTGGCAACAATCAAGTAACGTCCACTTAATGAACGATCATCATTTTCACCACCACTTTCACGAATAGAAAAGTCTGGTGTGCGGAGATTCAAACTGAAGCCAGAAGTCAATTGGAAGTTACCTGGCATAACCAGCTTCACTCTTTTGTTCATAAGATTGGTTATGATTGCCTTACGCTGAAAAATAAAATCTTCCTGTGTCTCCTGTTTGGAGATGGAAGTCGGATCGTATTTTTTAATGTATGCACTGTCTCGACGGAATGCACCAAATGAACTAACAGTCTTTCTTGAATCAAATGCTTGAGATGAATCGTCACCGCCGCGATTAATTGAAGAAAAGTAATTAGGGTTAGGGTTACCATGTTTCATGGCATTGTAATGATCTTCGTAATTAATTTTCTTGACACCAACGGAACGAGTAACTGGATCGAATCCAATAAACGTACCAGCATTTACACCAGATCGAGTTGATTTAATCTTATCTACTTGGTTGATAATTTCAAAATTACGAGGACTTAATAAATCGTCAACTACATTAGTTTGTTCTAAGTTTTTAGGTGAGAACTTAATCGTAAACAATTCTTTTTGTGAGAGGAGTGATGATAGTGATGCAAAGTTGTATCCAAGATTATTTTCAAAGAACATAAAGTTGGCTGAACGATTCTCATCTATAGAACGCTTGGCACACCACTCAATAGCATCAAGAGGTTTTAAGTTGGGTATAACAACATCACGAATGCCCGTAGTAGTTTCAAACTTACCATTCAGTTTATTGTCAGGTGTTTTTAAATAGTTAACTAATATCTTTTTAACAATATCGGAATACGTTGTTTTATATGCTTGATTAATTAGTTGTTGGTCTGAAAACATCATTTCATCCGAAACGAAATGAAGTACATAGATTTCACTTGTCTGATTAATGTTCTTACGATCAGATTGTTTGTAAATCCTGAATGCTTTTTTAAGTTTCAAAACATCAGAATCTGTTGTCTTACCCACATCAATCAATATAGATTCGGAACCATCAAACAATAATTTAGAAGACAATCCAACAGAATCGTTTATCAATATATTACCATTCATTATTGGTATCAATATAGAATCAAATATATTGATTTCTTCGTATATGGAAGATATGTCAATCTTACCCGCTTTAGTTATAACAGAAAGTTCATTTACTACAAACTTTGATGCCGACATAAGTTGTGAACTCATGAACTAATTACTTTCTTGAATTCATTAATCAAACCCTGTTGAGTTACATAATCGGATTTCAATAAACGTATTTTTCGTTTAATATCGTTCAACTCAACTTCATAGTCATAATATGTTTGAGTTGTTTTGGAAATAGTCTCAGTAATCCTACTACCATCTTGAAGTGTATATGTTTTAGATGTTACTGGTAAATTTGTATGAGTTGTAGCATCAATCTCAATTTTCTCAACAATTTGATTGTTGGTTGATTTAGAACTTAAACGGGTAACTGTTTTATAGTATGCTTTGATATTACCCGCATCTTGTGCCCACTGAATTCCTGTTTGGTATGGTGAGTGTGTAGCACCTTGTTTAGCATACTTGTCGTTAATATACTTGATAAGTGTTCGTTGATCTAATGGCCAATCATATTGTGGGTCAATTATGTTATTGAACAATAAAACTATCCAATGTTTTTCAGATGAACCATAATACTTGTTTGCAATCATCTCAGGTGTTTCACCATCCTGCACTTCATACGGATAAAACAGTGAAGTGTTTTCCTTTATAGCATCTTCAAAGGCAAAACGTGCAATGATATTTGTTACAGTATCAAGCGCAGTAGACTCATTCGAATTACTATAATAAGTTGTGGGAAAATAGTTGAAATACTTTGCCATTATCGAACTCTTTTCGTTGCCCTACCGAAATCTTTCTTGGTAAGGAATTGTGTTTCTTTGAATTCCAGTGTTAAACGAATTGCCGAAGGCATACCAGTTCGACCTAAAGCAGGACTGAATTCTCCCGGCATTTCATAACTCGACCAACCATTTGGCGCATAATCCATCGAGATGTTTGTTAATACACAACGTGCAATTGGAGGTATGTTTGGGTTGGGTTTCCCTGCATAGTAGAATTGCAATTCAAACTCTGAAGGTGGTATCAAAAGGACTCCACCAGAAGAATCATCTAATTCAGGTGCTTGATGGAAACGGAGTCTTTCTAAAATGTTTTGTACTTCCAAAGCTTCACGTTCATCACGTGGATAGAAAAGAAATTCAAATGTAAATGAACGAAAATCTGGAGAAGAATACAGCATCTCCAGCATCGGATTTACCACACCTCCCAATAAGGCGAATGTTCCTGCTTTAGCTGTGGCAGAGGAACCTGAAGCATCACCCAATCCTTTAACAGCACCTGCCACAATAGCTGCCTTCAATGCGCCAGTAACATTAGTTTCTTCACCAGTTGTTACTTTATCTATTGCAGCCTTGCCCACTTTGAATGCTTGACCTGCCAACTCTTTACCCAACTCTAAGTTTTCATATCCTTGCGAATATGTAAATTGCAAAGTATCTGGCATATACAATGCAATAGAATCTGTGGTTCTTACTGTTGTGTTTATGAAACTACTTTTCTTTATATCGTTCACTTTATCAACATAAAGTGCATTGTTTGTTGCTGCGGCAGCTTTAGTGGCACTGAATGCTGGTTTGGATGCTTTAAAAAAAGAAAGTTTCCCACCCACAGCATCATTTACAGAAGAAAATGCACTATCAATTTTACCGTTAATCGCGCTAGAAAATTTCTCTTTAATGTTTGGCAATCCTCTCACACTACCAGGAGTTGCCTGATTTTTAGCTACGCTTGGTGCGCCACCTTTGTCTTGTTGAATACCTGTAAACTGAGTATTCTTTTGCTGGAATATGTGGATGACCATGTAATGGGCTTTATCATAGTTACCCACATCCATCGGATACCTAAAAGTATTTGATGTTCCATACTCAGTATCTGTGAAAAGCTCGGAAAGCGGTCCTTTATTGTTCTCGCGGGAAATTGTTATGTCGGAAAGACCAAAGAAAGCCATAGTTGTCCTAATAGGTTGACTAGATAGTATTTATGTCATATAAAGGTAAATTTACTCCCAAAAACCCAACAAAATATAAGGGTGATGCGACCAATATCATCTATAGGTCATCGTGGGAATTAAAGGTAATGAATTATTTAGACGACCATCCAGACGTAATCTGGTGGGGGTCTGAAGAGTTAGTCATACCTTATTGGAGTCCAGTGGACAATAGGAAGCATCGGTACTTCCCCGATTTTGTTGCCAAGATTCGACAAAAGAATGGTGTAATTAAAACCTTTGTGATTGAAGTCAAACCAGAGGCGCAGACTAAGCCGCCAACTCAAAAACGTAAGACCAAACGGTATATCCAAGAGGCGGCAACCTATGTTATCAATCAATCCAAATGGAAAGCCGCCACAGAATTCTGTAAAGATCATGGGTGGGAATTTCAGGTTCTCACCGAAAAGCATCTAGGGATTTGAGATAAATACCTCATGGCAAAAAAACTAATAGACAGAATTAAGGACTCCCTTGCCAAAAAGGGATTCGAACCTAGATCACGTGATGCTCGAAACTGGCTGCGTTCCAAGATACCTACATTAAGGCCAACTAAAGCACAACTGATGCAGGATAAGAATAGACTTAAAAGTTCATCGATTATAGGTAAGATGTACTTTTATTTTTATGATCCAAAAACGAAGGATAAGCTGCCATATTACGATAAGTTCCCATTGGTTATACCAATAGAACGATA